TATAGGAGAAAGACAGTTTTTGAGATTGCATGACTGCAGGAACTCCATCAAGACAAGCAGTAGTAGCTGAGATACTAAAATGTGGTAAAGACCCAACGTACTTCATGAAGAAGTACTGTAAGATTCAGCATCAGCTGAGAGGCTTAATACCCTTCGACACGTATGACTTTCAGGACGACTGTGTAAGAGACTTTCAGAAGAATCGCTTCAACATAGTTCTTAAATCTAGGCAGTTGGGACTCTCCACAGTCTCTGCTGCCTATGTCGTTTGGTATGCGATCTTCAAGAAGGACAAGAACATCCTCGTCATTGCCACCAAGCTCAACACGGCCATCAACTTCATCAAGAAGGTGAAGACGATGTTAGACGGTCTTCCGCCGTGGTTGCTCCTCACCAAGTTTGAGCCGACCAAACAGTCAATACGATTCGACAACGGATCAACTATAACTGCTGTACCAACATCTCCAGATGCCGGTCGTTCCGAAGCTTTGGCTCTTCTCATTGTGGACGAGGCTGCATTCATTAGAGACTTCGACGAGATCTGGACCTCACTCTATCCGACACTTTCGACTGGTGGTTCTGCGATCATCTTGTCCACTCCGAATGGTGTGGGTGGTCAATACTACAAGCTGTGGACCGAGGCTGAGTCTGGTGCAAATGACTTCAATCCCATAAGACTTCCTTGGAATGTACACCCAGAGCACAATCAAGCGTGGTTTGACAAAGAGACTAGAAACTTAACTAAGCGACAGATCGCTCAAGAGTTTCTATGCGACTTCGTATCTTCTGGAGACACATTTCTGCAGCCATCTGAGTTTGAGAAACTTAGAGAACTGATAAGGCCACCTATTTCCAAAGAAGGACATCAAAATGGTGTTTGGATCTGGAGAAGCCCAGAGCAAGGAAGAAAATACGTCATTTCTTCTGACGTCGCGAGAGGAGACTCTTCAGACTTTTCTACTTTCCATATCATTGATTATGAGACTTGTGAAGTTTGTGCAGAGTTTATGGGAAAGATACCGCCCGATAGACTTGCCGACTTACTCTCACAATATGGTAGAAGATATAATGACGCTCTCATATGCCCAGAGCAAAACACTTTTGGGTATTTCACGTGTGTCAAATTAAGAGACGAAGGTTATCCCCACTTATATTACTCTAATAACTCAGGAGATTTGTTCGAGTACAGACCCTCAGACCCAGAATCCATACCTGGATTTTCCACACAAACAAAGACTAGAAATCAGATTTTGACTAAGCTTGAAGAGTCTATTAGAAACGGAAGACTCAAGACTTATTCGCAACGTCTGTATGATCAGCTTCAGGCTTTTGTTTGGAACGGAGCAAAAGCTCAAGCTGCTAAAGATGCTCACGACGATCTCATAATGAGTTTGGCAATAGGAACATGGTTGACTATTGGCGACGGTGGTCACACTGAGCAAGGAATGGCCATGGCGATGGCGATGTTGAAAGCGACTGCAGTCGGCAATAGAAATTTTAACGACCTGCCTGGCGGTATGAATCAGGTGAGACCCGTTCCAAACGCACAGATACAAGGATTCTCACCAGAGAAAGTCCATCAACCTAGAAAGCCCGAGGACATCAAACACGTTGATGTCTCAGATTTTTCTTGGCTATTCAAATAAGAAGATACATATAGCTAGTATCAGAGGGTAACATGGCAAAGATAGGAATAGCTGCACTCAAGAAAATAATCCGAGAAGAGATCGAAAACCTCTATGAGGGTACCGATGAAGATTCGGCATCAAAGATAATGAGTGGTGCCACAAAGCTTCTCAATGCCATAGAGAATTTCAAAGACTCTGCCAGTGAGAAAGTCAAGGCTGAGCTAGGATCAAATCTTGATGGTGTAGAACAGCTCTTAAAGAGAGTTGTTGCATCTCCTATGCAGTACGTTGATGTAACATCTCCTGGTCCTAAAAAGGTCTCTCTCAAGCCTGAGAAGAAAGAAGTAGTGTAAATTAGAGCACTAAGGGCTGTTCCCCCAATGGAGCGGCAATAATAAAATGGCGAAAAAAGAAGAACAAAACCTCTTTCAAAAACTCACAAAGTTATTTCGCAGCGGCCCTGTAGTAAAGAGAAAGATACGGGCACTCGACACAGCTGTTGCAGTCGCCGACAAGACGAAGTCTTCCGGCGCTTTGTTGTTTCAGAAGTCGCAGGCTCCAACTTACGCCACCATCACTGCGAATGCATACAACCTGTCCGAGAGGTTGATGAGGTATCAGGACTTCGCCGAGATGGAGTATACTCCTGAGCTTGCAGCTGCCCTCGACATCTATGCAGACGAGACATGCGCCCAGGACGAGAAGGGACGAGTCCTTCACATCTACTCAGACAATGAGAAGATTAAACAGATTCTTGAGGACCTCTTCTACAACACGCTCAACGTGGAATTCAACCTCCGTTCTTGGGTGAGAAACCTCGTGAAGTATGGAGACATGTTTCTCTACAACGATGTTTCTCCTGAGCACGGTGTGATCAATGCGTTTCCCATACCAGTCAATGAGCTCGAGCGAGAAGAGAACTACGATCCTAACGATCCGATGGCTGTGAGATATCGCTGGGTCACTCTTGGAAACAGAACGCTTGAGAACTGGGAGGTAACTCACTTCCGCCTCCTCGGCAATGACATGTTCCTTCCCTACGGTTCATCCATCATTGAACCGGCCCGCAGGATCTGGCGCCAGCTGATCCTCATCGAGGATGCCATGCTCGTGTACCGTGTGGTGAGAGCTCCCGAACGCAGGGTTTTCTACATCGATGTAGCCAACATTCCTCCCGAGAACGTTCCCATGTACGTTGAGGAGCAGAGGAAGAACCTTCGTTCCTCACAGGTGATAGATCGAAACACCGGCCGTGTTGATCTTCGTTACAATCCCCTCTCAGTGGATGAAGACTACTTCATCCCTGTCCGTGGAGGAGATTCAGGAACACGTATCGATACACTCGCTGGTGGACAGAACACTGCCGCCGTTGAAGACGTTGCCTACATACAGAAGAAGCTCTTCGCTGCCCTCAAGATACCTCGTGCATATCTCGGTTACGATGAGGCGCTATCCAGCAAGGCCACACTCGCTCAGGAAGACATACGCTTCTCTCGCACGATCAACGTGATCCAGAAGACCATCGTTGCTGAGCTGAATAAATTGGCGATAATTCACCTCTATGCCCATGGCTTTGATTCTGAAGATTTACAGAACTTCGCTCTGCGTATGTCCAATCCATCCACTGTTGCCCAGCAGCAGAAGCTTGAACTCTGGCGTGCTAAGTTTGAGATTGCCGGATCGGCACCAGAAGGACAGATGTCAAAAGACTTTATTCGCAAGGAGATCTGGGGTCTCAATGACGATCAGTGCAAGGATCTCGATGAACAACGACTCAAAGAAAAGCTAGTCGACCAGGCTATTGAAAGCGCCGAACCTTCCGACGGCGGTGACGAAAGTGCCGATGAAGAATCCACAGGCGGTGATGAAGAAGCTGGAGCCGAGGAAGAAGCAGGCGATGAGGAAGAGGGCGGCGGCGAAGATCTCTTTGCAGGCGACGACGTCGGTCAAAAGAATCCTTACATGGACCTTTTGACAGCGGGAGATGACCCAGAAGACGATGAAATTCCTCTTAAGTTTTCACTAAAAGACGTCGAAGTTCCTGTTAAAGCTCAGAAGCAGCTCGATAGAGCTCTCTACAACAGGAGTCGAATTAGACACCATGGTCCTTCAAAGACGCACATGCCTGACTTCAACAAGATGACTAAATCCGACAACAAGAGCTATTCTGATCCTTACGATAAAGAGTGGATATCTTCTTACATTCGGAATCCTTTTGGAGAATCTACTGTTAGAGAGACCCATAAAACGCCTGTTGGCAATGACGTCATTTCCTCGCTTAGGAACATGACTCTCTCACCAAAATTCCAAAATGTGATGAAAAATTCCACTCAGCCGACACAAGTCCTCAGCGAATCAGATAATTTGGATGAGGCAGATGCACGTGAACACAGAGAAGTCCTCATAATAGACGACGACGGGAGCAACTGAAATGGCCGCCAACAAACACAACAAGAGAAGAAACAGCCTCCTCATCTACGAGTTCCTCGTGAGGACTATTTCGAAGTCTATCATTGAAGACGACAAGAAGAAGTCTGCTGTTGCTTTAAAGATCTTGAAGAAGCATTTTAAGCAAGGAACTGAGCTTTACAAAGAGTTTAGACTCATGAATGCCCTGGCTAAGACAACAGTCACTTCAGAGCACACTGCAGCTTCTATTTTAAGTGAGGCAAAAAATGCTGCTAATTCTTTCGACATTCAAAAATTAGATCGCGAGAAGTCAATCCTCATCAGGAACATTAATCACTCTTTAAATGACGACAACTTCTATGATCAACACGTAAATGAATATAGAGAGTTTGCGACGATACAGACACTCATCAATGAGTGGAGATCTTCCTCAAAAGATCTTCATTCGGTTGCTAAGCTCGAGGACCATTTGATGAAATACCTCGTCACAGAAAAGTCGAGCATTCCTGACTCGACAATTTCTGATGACACTTCTGGAACTGCTCGACTTCTCATGAAAGTCATGACAAAGAAACTCAATGAGAAGTACAGCGGTGTCCTCAATGAGCAGCAGAAGTCGCTCATCAAGGCATATGCCTATTCCACCGCCTCCGAAAATCAAACATCGATCCGCATGAAGTTGCAGGAGATCAAGTCTGACCTCGTGGATCTCATCGACGGTTACGAAACGGAAGCGAACGAATACCTCAAGAACAAGTTGCAGGAGACTAAGGGCACTCTCCTGAGCGAGAACCTCGAACTCGTGGACGACGAGACGGTCACCCGCTTCATGCTCTACTCGAAGCTCAGGGACGAGCTGGAATCCAAGGAGTGATACAATGGCACAGGATCTAAAACTACTCAACTCGTACGAAGTCTTCGACTACACTCCTGACATGATCAAGGAGTCTCGTGAGAAGCACGGCGGCAAGGTCGTGATGAAGGGAATCCTTCAGAAGGCGGACACTCTCAACCAGAATGGTCGTATCTATCCGATGACCGTACTTGAACGTGAAGTCAGAAACTATCAGAAGTTCATCGCTGAGAATCGCGCTCTCGGTGAGCTGGACCATCCGGACTCCTCGGTGGTCAACCTCAAGAACGTTTCACACGTCATTAAAGAAGCTTACTTAGACAAGGGCGTCGTATATGGCACAGTTGAACTCTTAGACACACCTTCCGGTAAGATACTTCAGTCACTCGTCGAGAGTGGAGTCAAGCTTGGCATCTCTTCGAGAGGTGTAGGATCGGTCAAGAAGCAAGGCGACTACCACATCGTTCAGGATGACTTTCAGTTAATCTGTTGGGACTACGTCTCAGAGCCTTCGACGCCGGGTGCGTTCATGCTTCCAGAAGGTAGGACGATTAATTCGACAGAATTAAGAAACATATTCAATAAGTCAGACAGAATTGATCGTATAGTGAATGATATTCTGTCATCAAAGAAGTGAGAAGAATATGAAACTTACTAAGAACGACTTAAAAACAATTGTCAAAGAATGCCTCGTTGAAATTCTCAACGAAGGTGTTGGAGTCTCATCAAGACAGCAACCTTCCACTCGTCTTCCTGCCTCCACGAACAATCAGAGCGTTTCACAGCTTTCTAAGCGACACCTGGTATCTCCTGCTCACAATAGATTGCCTCAACCGAGCCAAAGTTTGAGAGAAGCCATAAAGAGAGAGTCAGGCGGCAACAGCGTGATGGAAGCTATTCTTGCTGACACTGCATCTTCGACTTTGCCTACTTTTCTTCAAAATGACGGCAAAACACAACAGATATCTTCAACTGCAGGTGGAGGTCTCGCAGAGCAAGTTGTTGCAAATGCCAATCCCGAAGACCTCTTTGGAGACGAAGCAACTTCAAAGTGGGCAAGCCTTGCCTTCATGGATTCGCCAATAAAGAAATAATTTTTTATGAGAATGTCTATACTTACGTTAGACATTAGTGAGGATTTAATATGAAAC